CTGACGTTCCTTGTGTCGGAATAAAGGTTGATGCGGCTAAGTAGTTAGTAGAGAAATCGAATCCCCACTTCATTGTTACAAACTGGTTTGAGCCACCAATAGCAACGATAGACAATCTTTTCAGGATAGAAGTAACCGCTTGGTCACCCAGATCAGCATGGTTTGTGTAGTACAAGAAACGATAACTGCTTGTATGGTCTAAATACGTCCCATACTTGCCAATAAAACCATTTTTACCAATTAACAAGTCACCACTCCTGCGGGAAAGCAAAGCAGTTGGCTCAATAGAATCCCAAGTCGTTACTCTGAATGAGTTATCTTGTAACTGCAATCTTGTGTCAAAGCAGAACACTTGCTTAACCAATGGGAAGGTTATCAGGTAGAAAGCATCTCTTTCTGAGTAAACAGCCTTTAGATTGGCTAGAGTCTCACCAGCAATCGTAGACAACAGATCATTTCGTACATTCTTAGACAAGTCTCCCAATGGGGCTGACTTTTCAATAATTGTTCTAGCAAAGGAGCGTATGCCAGAGTTAGACAAGAAAAGAATGTCCTTGCCCGTAGATGCAATAGTATCCCTTGCTATACAACCAATACCACCAACTGTGTCACTCAAAGTCATGGTAGATGGCGTAGTTGCATTGGCATACACCAAGATTTGACGCTTACCAAAGATGATTAGAAAGCCATTGTGAGCCGCCAACCCTGTAATCTCATCTGCCCCGTTAGGCCATACCCTGTCTACATTCAAAGAACCAGCCGTTCCCGTAGACCAAACATGACCAGATAACAAATCACTAAAAAATACAGTTGTGTTGTTTGTTGTGGTGCTTGCCGTCCACAATCTTCCGTAAGCCGATATAGCAATATTTGCATTTGGCACAGTACCAACGTAACCAGTCTTCTCAGACACACGCCTAAATGTTGTAGTGCTTACCGCAGGGTCAAAGATCAACGGGTCATGCCCTGATTGAAAGAAGAAAGTTATTGCATTTAAGGATGTGCAATGCCAGTTGTTTGCTGTGATAGTAGGGGCAGTACCGCCACCACCATAGGTCAACTCTGAAACAGCGTTTGAGCCATCCAACTTGAATAACTTGTTGTTACCAGAAAACAGCACAGTCAAAGTGCCATCAGCCTGAACTAACTCATGTATTACGCCAACATCATTTGCACCCAAAGCACCAGATGAGGAATTAACCCTTGACCATCCTTTGCGTGAGCCAATGCGTCCGTATTGGTCAATCACGCAATTAGTGGCAACTAAAGCAAACCCTTGATTCAAGTCCAAAGGCGAATCTTGGGTGTTTAACCCGTAAAAGCCTGGTGCGCTTATGCTAGAGACTTGGATTGCTTGGCTCATGTTGCTACAAACTCCCCACGATCAGGATAACGTGTACCCTCCAAAGCAATATGGTCTGACAACATTGATTTGTATAGCGCATACGCCTCTGAGGAAGACAAGCCACCATCTTCACCACGCTCCACCAATGCTCTTGCATAGGCGTTTTGAGCCACTAAAACATCAGGTACTTGCACCACAGTAGCATCAGCAGACAAATTGGCTTGTGCTATGGCTAAAGAGAATTTAACTGTGTATACAGCATCTGGTACTGGATACAAGGTTACTTTTGTATCGTAACTACCATCCACACCATTGAAGGCATAGTTAACTGGTGCTGAAGTGCCAACAGGCAAGAAGTTGATGTTGCGATTCATGGTGACAAAATCAATGTTTGTCATCCCTAAAACGCTGGTGGTATTGATTGCGTCTAAGACTTGGAACTTCTGACCAGCCCCTGTGAGGGAGTAGGAAGAAGTGTTTGCAACTGTGGTAATTGTGATAGTTTGGACTAATACGTTCCAAGCAAAGGCATCCTCAATCTGACGCTTTGCATCATTGACAAACTTGCCAAGCAGGGTTGAGTAAGTTGTTTCTAGGTTGGTAGATACAGTTGGTTCACGCAATCGAACCAATACATCGTTAATTAGTTCTAAGTACGTCATTGTCTTGTCAATCCTATTTCTTCAAAGGTTGCTATAAAACTGAAGGTGCTTGCCGACTGAGTAGTTATCTTGATTTTGTCACCTTCTTCTAAAACAATATAGGCGTTTCCATCAAACTGCAAATATGTTTTTGATGAAAAATCGTATTGGGTCAATATATCAAGAGTGCTATTAGCACTTGCGTCAAACCATTGAACAGTTATATGTTTGGTAGAGCCACCTGTATTGTGTATATACATTACAGTAAATTTGGCGTAATAGCCCGTAGGACAGGTATAGACTGTTGTGTCTACTGCCGCTGTAGGACTAATACCAACCGATAATGCTCTCATTTTGCCTTTGCCTTATTTCGTTCGGAAATAGACTTGGCTTTTGCCTTTGCGTCAGCCTTGGAGTTTGCACCCCATGCTTTTAACGAAAGAAGCAGTCTTGTCGGTTCACCATTCTTGTACTCAGCACCGCTATTACCAGCCATACGAGCCAAAAAACTTGCTCTACGGGGATTATCCCCTGACTTTACTGGTGCTTTGAGATTACCACCAGTTTCCGCATTATAAGATGCTCTGCCCTTGGAGTTCAACCCCCCTTTGGCATTTTTACCTTCAGAGCGTTGCCAAGCGGGAGTTTTCATCACTTCACCTTTTTTGGTTTCTTTGCGGTTTTAGCAGACTGTCTAAATGCTTCAGCAGTTGGCGCACCTTTGCTACCAACCTTACGCATCTTTTCTCCAGAGCCAGCCTTAATTCTTGCTTGCTTGGCATTGATATTGGCATATAGACCTTGTTTCATTTCTTTTTTGCCTTCTTGGTAGGGGTATGAGTTAAAACTTTACTACTTGCACTATGCTTTGCACCAGTCATCAAAGTTGACCCAGATTTATGTGTCTCACCTTTGTACAGTTTCCCATCAGGCAAATAGTGTGGCTGGTTCTTCATATTAGTACAAGACCTTTGCCGTAATAGTTCCAGAGGTGTATGCAGTCACATTGGCTCTTAGATACATTGGCGCATTGGCTATGGTGACAATGCCATCGGCAGTCAATGCTGTACCAATCGTTGCAAAGGTTGTTCCATCCAAACTACCTTGGAAAGCAACAGTAGCGGTTGTTATACCTGTAACTTGCAGAAATGCAGGTTGCCCTGCGTCTGCTTGCACAGCAGTAGATGCTCCAGTAGCAACTACTGCACTTAAAAGGGTTTTTGCCCCAGATAGTGAACTCATTTACTTCTCCCAGACTTCTTCATCATGTTGGTAGCGGTGCGCTGACCACGCATGGGCAGACCTTTTGGCTTACCAACTGCCACCATAATAGCAATAGGCACACCCTTTTTGCTATTTTTCTTAGGCATCTTGCTTGGTTTTCCGTACATCATAAGTTTTCTCCTTATTTAAGTAACTTACTAGCAAAAAATGTAATAAAACCACCAGCCATAGATGCTATGGTCATACCCATCCAAAATCCACCCTTAGACTTGTTTGCCAACTCAAGGAGCGACTTAACATCATTAGCCAATTGGTGAACTTCCACTTGCAAAGCCTCCACTTGGGCTTCTATTCTGCCAAAATCTCTCGCATCAATATCACTCATAACAGTTGTTCCTTACGGGGTCTACCCATAGGTTTCTTCAAAGTTAGCGTCTGCCTCGTTCCATCAACCTTCTCAACCTCCACAACAGCAGAAGTATCAACCTCTGTGTATTCTGGATGCCTACGCATCTCAACAATGTCAAAGTCGTGCCTAAACTCGACAACATTATTTGATCGGTTACAACGAAACAAAGCCATATTTATCCTTAAAAGAAAGGGGGGACAAGCCCCCCGATCTTTAGACTAATCTAACAACCACACAGCGAACTGTGGTGGATGCTAAATCTAATGTGCCGCCTGACTCGTTTTGGAAACGAATAGACACAGTATCTGCCGCTGAAACATAAGGAGTAATGGAGATGCCAGAAACATCCACACCCAAACTAATGTTCATCACAATATCGCCCAACTTAACGCCTGGGACTGCTATCGTGTTTGTCTCTCCTGCGCCATCTGCTAGAGATGATGCGTTCAAGGTTGCTACTACTGAAAACGTATCTGAAAATAACCCACGGAATGTGTCAGTTCCTCTACGTGATACAACTGCTGTTGCCGCCGCCATAAGATTCTCCTAATTAGGTTAAAAAAGTCCCCCCACCACTAGGGCAGGGGGCGCAACTGCAATTAGGCTGGTACTGCCAAAGCAAAAGCACTAGAGGACAAAGCCTGACCAGTAGTAGCGGTTGTACGAACTGCTTTCACTCCATACAGAGTGTCAGAAGTGAACAATGTAGCAAGGTATTCTTGCTTGTATTGCACTTGTGAACGAACAGCAATTTGCTCAACCAAAACCATAGCATCACGATGACCCATCAAGCAAATGCGGTCTGTGGTGGAGTTGCCAGCACCAGTATCAGCATTGCTAGTGGTAAATACAGGGATACCATACAGTTGACCAATCTCACCATTGCGGATTGCATTTCCATTGCCCACAAAAGCCTGCTCTGTATAACGGGCAAGACCCATCAGCGTGTTACGGCTTGAGGGCGGAATCACAAAAAATCTTCCGTCCATTGGGGTGTCATTGTCATCAAGACGTTGAATGGTTCTGCGGATAGCGGCATCTGTCAATGCAGAAGCATTGCTAGTTGTGCTGTTATAAGCAGTAGTGCCATCACCACCAATAAAAGCCTTGGTAGTTGTATTGCTTGTCGCATAATCATTTGTTCCCACAGTTGCGCCATTGAAAGCACGACCTAATTGGATCAAATCAGTATCGACTTGTTTAGCCAAAGAATAACCAGCGTCTGCTGTGTAGAAGTTACGCAAACTGTTTAAAGCCTGTGCTTCTACGATGTCTTCAATCAAACGGCTATATTCATAGTGTTTGTCAATTGCTACCTGAACTTCAGTCTCTGTTGCCGCAATCAAAGTTACTTGTGAACCAGCCGCCTTTACAGCGGCAGAACCACGGGTAGGGGCGGGGATATGAACCACATCGCCCTTCTTGCCCTTAAAAGACATCTTCATTACCGCATTAGCAAGAACGAGGTTCTTCTTGTAAGCCGCAACAATTTCGTCACTCCATATTTCAGGAATGAAGGTTGCCGCAGTCGTTACTGTCACATTATTTGTACCTAAAGGCATGATAAATCTCCAAAAATCGATAAGTTAATTACTTGACCCGACCTTCTGCGTAGGCTTGCATGATTTCATCAGACAAGGCTTCGTATCTGTTCGGATCGGTCATTTTCAGCCGAATAAGGTCAGCCCTTCTATAAACCCTCTTTCCTGATTCTCCACTACCACCTACATCAACACCCGCCGCCTTCAGGTTAGTCTTGCGCTGGGTTTCACCCGCATCGCTATTCTGTTTTGCCTTAATGCCACGTAACTGTTTATAGGTAGTAAGTAATTCGTTTGCACTATCGTAGTCAAACTCACCATCAGCCTTGGCAAACAGATTTATGCGAATAGGTGAAGATTTCACCCAATTTGCAAAGTCTGGGTCTGATGCAACCTGACCATAGTCGGGATGCTCTTGCGTTAACTTTTGCTGAATCTGCATCCTTTTGAAGTCGTGAGCCGCTTGGCGACCCGCTACTACATCAGGGTGGTTATCGACAGTTTGACGAATTGCCTCTTTTGGATTCTCAAAGAAGTCTACTTCTGGTGCTTCCTCTTTAATAGGTTGCTTGGTCGAGGAGAGGTTCTGCTTTATGAGTTCGTCCGCTAATTTGCGAACTTCACCAACTTCCTGTGCTTGCTTACCAATATACTTCTCAGCCTCTTGGTGCATTTTTATAACTTCTTCTAGAGTTTTTTCCCTGTATTTCTCAGGAAACTCTGGAGATTGTGTTACTTCAGGGAGTTGCTTCTCTTGCTGTTGTTCTTCAACAACATCTAACTCACTCTGCGACTCATCTTCATTATCAATCAACGCCATATTTTTCCTTTTCCTGCCGTTATCGGTTCTAGGACATTTAACTCGCCACTTTTATGGTTGTGAGTTGTTGCTTTGCTCCCACTTCAGTCTATCTAAGTGTTTTCTCTCGAACTTCCCATGCTCTGACGGGAAAGAACCAGACCACCCTTCCAATTTGAAGTTAGGTGCGCTTATGAGGCGGTTGGCTGTTGCTCCGCACTCACACTTAAAACCTGTTGTCTCATAATCAACAAGTCTCTCAGTTTTATGCCCGTTTTCACAGGCAAAATCAAATAGTCTTTTCATTCAGTTCCTCATACGCTCTTTCGCTGACCTCTTTCAAGGTTCTCAGCCAAGTGAGTATTGACAATTCACCCTTTTTGAAGTGTAAAGACGCTTCATCAGGGATTGTACTGATATTGTTCAATGAATTTATCATTGTGTCAACATCTTCCATTAAATCCTTCCACCCCCCTGTTGCCATAGTGTCAAAGCGGGATTCATAGTATTTTTGCAGGTCAGGGGTCACGGGTTTCCTTTTCTTGGCAATATGTGCCAATATCATCTCTGTTTGTAATTTATCAATTGCCTTGGACATTGTTTGGTTTTAGTTATGGAACATCAGGCCAAACTACGCTATAAGGAAACCCTGATTGAATGGGAATACCACGCAATGCTTGGCGATAAGTAGCCCATGCCGTTTTGTCCACAGGAGCATCTGCTAACTGCGTCCAATCTGAGCCTGTTAGTTTTTGATTGCGTTCAGTTCGCACTTCTTCTGCCTTGCTTAAAGACTCTGCTTGTATTTCCTCGTCTGTCTTATCTACAACTGGGTACGATCTTTCTACTATTGCACCGCTAATTGTAAAAATGGGATCGCCATACTTCTGTGTGTTTGTAAGTTCTGAGCGTAGGGCATCCTCAATGAAATAAACATTAAGTTCTTGTCGTTGTTCATCTGACAAAGACTCAGCCGTTTGAAAAATGTTTTGCGCAAAACGAATGTTTCCAGCCAACTCACGCCATACCCCATCAAGTTGCTGTGCGTACATCAATCTTCTCCTAATTGCTGTTGGACAACAAAAAGCATAACCTTGGCTTTCTTTTGCTCTAACTTTTCCGATGCCAGTAGCGACTCTAGTTTTTGACAGAAGTCTTCCAAATCTTCATCACCGCTGGCTTTGATGTGTTCAATTGCCAACGTGTAGTTATCAATGTTAATTTGATAACCCATAATTTCTTGTTCTCTTGCAACAAGTGCATCTTTTAATATTTCATGCTTATTCATATTTTCCTTTCAGGGGCTAAATGCAACACCCAAACCATCACCAGCAGGCAAAGTGGCAGGGTTGGCATATTTTGTTCCAAACCCAGATGACCAGGGGTACACAGATATATAAGGTGATCCAACGTGTGCTATTGCTAAATCTGCTCCTGATGGACTAAATGCTAGGTTACTACCATCACCACCTGGTAAGGTAGCAGGGTTGGCATATTTTGTTCCAAACCCAGATGACCAAGGATAAGTCGAGATGCGAGGTGATCCACCATGAGCAACGGCTATATCTAATCCTGATGGACTAAATGCAACACCACTACCATCACCACCTGGTAAAGTAGAAGGATTAGCGTATTTACTTCCAAACCCAGAAGACCAAGGATAAGCCGAAATGCGAGGTGATGTAAAGTGCGTTATTGCTATATCTAATCCTGATGGACTAAATGCTACCCCACGACCATTCCCTGTTGGTAAAGTAGCAGGGTTAGCATATTTTGTTCCAAACCCAGATGACCAGGGGTACACAGAGACAAAGGGTGATGTAAAGTGCGTTATTGCTATATCTGATGCACTAAACGTTACGCCAGTACCAATTCCTGCTGGTAAAGTAGCGGCATTAGAATATTTAGTTCCAAAGCCAGAAGACCAAGGATAAACTGATATGAATGGTGATGTAACATGAGAAACGGCTATATCTGCGCCTGACAAACTAAATGCTACTCTAGTACCATTATTAGGTGGTAAAGTAGCGGGATTGGCGTATTTAGTTCCAAAGCCAGAAGACCAAGGATAGACTGATATATTAGGTGATCCAGTATGAGCAATTGCTATATCTGTACCTGATGGGCTAAATGCTATACCATTACCATTCCCTCCTGGCAAAGTAGCAGGATTGGCGTATTTAGTACCGAAACCAGTACCAGAAGTCCAAGGGTACGCAGATATATAAGGTGATCCATTATGAGCAACTGCTATTGCTTGCGCTGCGGCTGGTGCGGCAAACGAGCGATGATTCATATACACCGATTGCTGTGAACCACTCATGTCAAACCACTTCCAGAAATAAGCCAGTTTGTTGAGGTTATTTTTAATGCTGTTGCAGAACCATATTGCGCCAAACTTCTCGATCCAGTTGTGCCAGCAGGACTCAAATTCATAGTGTCTGTTGTGATAGCAATAGTTACCACCTGAGAGGTCATATTAATAAACGTAATTATTGTGCCTACTGGATACGCCACACTTGCATTTGATGGGATAGTAAATGTTCTAGCGTTGGCATCACTTGATGGATGCAATATGGTTTTGCCAGAATCGGCAAGCACTAATGTGTATGCGGCAGACTGTGAGTTGACAGGCACATTTCTAAACCCAACGGCATCTGTGCCATCAACTGTGCAATTACTTAACGTGCCAGAAGTAGGTGTACCTAAGACGGGTGTTGTTAATGATGGGCTAGTAGAAAGAACAACATTTCCACTACCAGTAGAAGTTGTAACACCAGTTCCACCATTGACAACAGGCAACGCAGTACCAGACAATGTGATTGCCAATGTGCCACTTGTTGTAATTGGTGAGCCAGCAACAGATAAGAATGATGGAACAGTTGCCGCTACGCTTGTTACAGTTCCTGCACCTTTGCCGTTAAACGTAGTCCAGTCAGCCGAACTAAGTACCCCTCTGTTACTTGCAGAAGCCGTTGGCACATTCAATGTAATAACTGGTGTTGTTGTTCCATTAGCAACAGTTGAACTTAAATCAGTTCCAGTTGTTCCTAATGTGAGTGCCGCAACACTAGTAACTGTTCCTGACCCTTTACCATTAAAAGTAGTCCAGTCAGTAGAAGTTAAATAACCGTCAACAGATGTAGTAGCCGCCGCCATGCTAATGGCTGGAGTTGTGCCACCACTTGAAGAAACTGGCGCAGTTCCTGTAACTGAAGTAACTGGTGCAGTTCCACTAGATGCCGCAGTTATTAAGCCCTTGCCATTGACTGTAAGACTTGCGTATGTAAAAGAGCCAACATTTGTATTAACAGTTGCCAATGTTCCTGCACCTGTTACATTTCCAGAACCATCAAAACTTGCACTTGTATAAGCCAAATCGCCTGTAATGGCCAAGGTTCTTGCTGTTGTAAGAGTTGCCGCACTTCCTGTCGTATTTTGATTTAACGTAGGAATATCAGCGGCAACAACAGCCCTGAATGTTGGATTGCCAGCAGAACCATTGGGTGCGGCTAAAACAAAATTTGCAGTTTTGGAAGCATAAGGATTTTGAGTATCACCATAATTTGCCGCCAAACTAATTGCTGGGGTTGTGCCACCACTAGAGTCTACTGGTGATGTTCCCGTTACAGAAGTAACTGTTCCTGAACCTTTGTTGTTAAATGTTGTCCAATCAGCCGAACTTAATGCGCCACGATTAGTCGCAGAAGCAGTCGGTACATTTAAGGTAATTACTGGAGTTGTTGTACTAGTAGCAACAGTAGAACCTAAATCAGTCCCCGCTGTACCCAAAGTTAATGCAGATACGCTCGTTACAGTTCCAGTTGCCGAATCATTGGAAGTAATCGTAAAGTTAGGATATGTTCCAGTAATGCTAGTCGTACCAGCCCCTGTCAATGCCACAGTTTGATCTGGCGCAGAGTTAGTTATAGTGAAGTTAGGATACGTGCCACTTGTGCTAATGCCTGTACCAGCAGTCAACGCAACTGTTTGATCTGGTGCAGTATTGGTAATATTTAGCGTACCCGTTGTAGTAATTGGACTACCAGTAATACTGATGCCTGTTCCAGCACTAGCGGCTACATTCGTTACTGTTCCTGTTCCTGCGCTTACATTGACAGTTACATCGTCACCAGAATTGGTAGCAGTAACAGTCGCACCAACAAAATTTATCTTCTTAACACCACTTGTGATGCTTGTGCCTTCGTCTAAGATAGCCACCGCCCCATTGGTAGACATGGTGCTAATGACTTTGATCTTTTCTGCTAACTCAGGAGCAACCACTTCACCAACATTGATCTCTTGACCAGTAGATAGGGTAATAACCAACGAGCCATCAAAATCGATCTGAGCATTGGAGACAGAAACACCATCTTTTCCGTCTATCCCGTCTTTTCCGTCTACTCCATTTAACCCATTCTTGCCGTCTATGCCTTGGCGACCATCTGCACCCTTATCGCC